GGTAAGTTAGCCCAGTCAATCTTTTCTCCTGAGGTCTGCTTAACTATAGCGTTCATTCTATCAGGTGTCATTTCTTCAGCACAACCCCAAGGAGCAGTAAACCTGTTTTCTGGTTCTATACCTCTAGTAACACCTAGAGAAGTAGTCCAAGAACCATAGCTGTTAAAGTTATGAGATACGCTTTCTACATAGTACTCCACACCTTCAGATTCTATAATTACCCTGCTGCCTACCTTGTATTGATTACTTCCTTTAACTACAATAGTACCGTTAGCAAATACATTGTTCTTTATGTTAAAATTAAACAGGTCTTGGAAAAAGCCTTTAACTGAGTTATCTGTATCAGATGACCATATTTGATAGGATGTTTGTACTGCTAGTTGAGTAATTCCGTACTTAGCGTAAAATGGTGGATACCATAATGGCATGTATACATTATTTAAGGTTTCATCTCCCATAGCTAGGTGTACTGAGAACAATGTATACGTTTCTAGGTCTGACCTACCAGTATTATCGGAAACAATGTCTAAGTCCTTGATAGTAATACAGTGCAAATTGTCCCAGTCATCCTTATTGAATGGAGTTCTCCTATGTATCATGGTTGGTCTGTCATTTTGTATTTCCCAGAATGTCTCGTTAAATGGAGAATTGCCTATCTCTTTAATGAAGTTCCAGAGGCTTCCATTAAAATGTGAGTACGACATGTAGTTTGTTAGTATCTCGTTGTCATGAACATTTCCTAGATACTGGAAGTAGTCTTCAAACAGCTTTCCACTTCCAAACGAATACTTTATAGCCTTACCCACGTAACTATCAAGTACAATTTTTATAGCTTCATAGCTGTTGTGACTATCTATGCTAACCAATCCATCGAAAAATCCAGTACCAGTTCCAATAGGTGCTTCCTCAACCAATCCTACATCAAAGTTAACGAAAGCCTTATTAAACCCTCTTCCAGTAACCTGTACAGTTCTTTGAGGTTGTCCTGAAGAATAATCAGTGGACTTTCTAATGTCATCTATTAGACCTACAAATACTACCTGCTTTGATTCTGGTGGTCTCTGCATCTTAATTACAATCAAGTCGTTACTAGCTAGGTTCTTGTACCAGCTATTTTTCCATACCAAGGATATACTGAAAGTAGGACAATCTTGTCCCATATTTCTGATAGTGTTAACACTTATTATGTCTTTATCTACATCTTTTGAAGAAGTAACGCTAGTAGCAGATACTGAAGCAAGCTTGCCATACTCACCGTAAAACTCAACCTCTATAACTGGGTGCGTTACAATTATACCAGTTGTATTCTTCTTAGTTACAGCTACACCACTGTTAAACTGTCCAGATAAACTACCACTAGGTGGAGTAGGTACTTTAAGAACCTGACCAGCCTTAACTGAAGCAGATTGTAAGTTGTTTGTAAAAATAATAAGTGCTTCTGTAGTGTTGTACTTTTTAGCTATGGAACTAAGTGTGTCATTAGGATTAACAGTGTAATTGGTATACTCATAGTTTCCAACACCTACACTCATACCACCAGCAGAACCAGTCCCAGTATTACTATAATCTGATGGAATGTTAGCTACTCCGTCCAAAGGATTTCCACTGTAATTAGGACTACCGAACCCAGTCAACTTGTTATCTGTGTATGAGTAGTGCTTAGTCTTTACTTGGTCACTAGCATTACCCTCAACTGTATCGAACCCTGATGCATCCGCACTAATAACAATACCAGTATGACTAGCACCACCACTCTTCTGAATAAGTATATCTCCAGCCTTGGGTATGTATCCACTTCCCTTGGGGTGGAATCTATTGGTTTCTTTAAAGAAGTTCATCATTTCTGTTACAGAAGCAGTATTCTTAATTACATTACTTGGTATTCCAGCTTGATTAGCACACCAGCTAATAAAGGCTGCACACCAAGGGAATGAACCTCCTACAGTATGCTTTCCATAGTACCAATCGTTGTATTTAACTTCATTTATACCTTTCTCTTTTGTACCTACCTGAGAAAGTGCAATATCTACAATACCCATAATTCACTCTCCTTAGTAGTTCTGAACTCTGACAAACCCATTAGAAATCATGTTTTGTAAATTTGATGAGTTTATCTGAGCAATAATTGCTTCCGTAATCTTAGACTGATTATCTCCAGTCATTCCAGCTACCTCACCTCTGACGTTGATATTTATGTTTAAATTACTGCTAGAATTATCAGCTCCAAACTTACCCTGTCTATAGTCACTAGCTTCAGGAGCTGTTAAAACCATTTCCCCTCTATGAAGCAGTGCTGTATAGTTGTCATATGGAACGAAGTCATTACCAACAGCATGTGAGAATAACTTAGGCATAGAGAAATTGCTAAACGGATTAAACTTTATACCTCTTGAAGTAGAAGAATTCTCTATAGCCTTTTTATTGTCATTTACTGCAGTAGTTAGGTTCTTAATGGCCTCCGTATTTGTGGCAGTTGTTTGACCATTTATACCTAGGTTCTCCATAAAGCTTTCCCAGTCTTTTACTTCACTATCTCCAGTTGTATAGCTCCAAGCTGACTTACCAGCAGGGTATACTCCTGTAAAAGCTCCAGACTGCTTAAGCTGAGGAAATGCCTGACCTAACCACTGTTCTGCCTGTCCTTGGTTTGTACCCTTAAGGAATGATAAGTTAAACTTTCCGTTAGACATGTTGCTGTTAAGTGCACTCAAAAATGAATTGTAGTCTGTAATAGAAGAACTAGATGAAGCAACTGGAGCATTGTCCTTAATAATCTTCATTGAAGCATCTCTAAACTTCAAAAAGTTTGGATTACTCTCATAGTCTTTACCATATATCTCTTTCAGCTTATATGTTGAAAGTGACCCATAGACTTTTCCATCTGTATCTTGATTATATTCAACATAACTGTCTAAAGACTTATCAAGACCGTAGTCTGATGGCTTTCCAAAAGTAGCCTTACTTTCTAGCTCCTTTTTCATCTTTTTAAACTTCTTAGCATCTAAGAAGTTTGTAACATCATTATATACATTACCAAATCCACTACCTAGCTCTGAACCAAGAAACCCACCAGCTATGCTTCCTAGTGGTCCAGCTGCACTTCCTAAGATTCCACCAGCTATACCGAACCCAGTCTGACCAATGGCTTTAGCTCTGTTGTAGTTATTCTTAGCCTGTGAAAACTGGTACACACCTATACCAAGTTGCATAAGTGGTCCAAGAGCCTTTCCAGCTAGGCTTCCAGCTCCTCCTGAAACTGCTCCGCCAACCACATCATCTGCTGAATTAGATACTACACCAGCTACAACGTCGTCAGCTGAATTAGATACTCCAGCTAGAATATCATCTGCTGAATTAGCAACTCCAGATACTACATCGTCAGCCGAATTAGCTACACCAGCTGCTATATCATCAACCGAATTAGATGCAGCTGAGCTGGCAGCTGACCCACCTTTGCCGAACAATCCAGCTAATTTACTTGGAATTCCTGTTTTAGATATGGCTTTCCATGCTGAGTTAACACCTAAAACTCCTAATCCAGCCTTTGCTCCAAATCCAGCAGCATCCATTCCCTGTTGACCCCAGTCAGGAAGTGAATTGTACAGAGCCTTTAATGGATTGGTTGCCCAGTTAATAACATCTCCTCTATCATCACTTCTTTCCTGTTTCTCAACTATATTTCTCTCAGCTGTAGAAACTTTATCATTTGAGTATAAGTCTATTGAGCTTTCAACCAGCTTTTCTCCGTTAGATGTATCGTCTACGTTGTAGGTATTCATAGCTACATCTGGAAGTGAAGACATTATTTCTTCTGCTTTACTAACTGAACCTACATTGTTGTATAAAAGCATCTTAAAGTAGTCGTCACTCAATCCCCACTTTTGTACACCTTCATAAACCTGAGACCAATACTGCTTAGAATTGGATTCTGCGAGCCTTGACAGTTCTAACTTACCAGCTACACCAGTATACTTGGTACCAAGCCCAGCTAGAGTGTCTAATGCAACGTTACCACTTGAGGCTAAGTCCATCATAGTAGTAGTTAAGCTACCACCACGCTCGCCTTTAAGGTTGCTGTTCGTGTTAACTAACGCATTATAGATTCCTAGAGTAGAGCCTAACTGACTGTCCGTTACTGTGGTGTTTTTACTGCCCAAATTGCTTGAAATTTGATCCAGAACTTGTAGCTGTTCTTTTTCCCTTCCAGTCATTTGAGCGTCAACAATTGACTCAGCTAGCATATCAGCGAATCTTTTTTGGTTACCGCTCTCCACTACTCCGAGAGATGTCATAAATCCAGAAGCACTAGCCATACTACCAGCGTCAATACCAAGTGCTTTTGAAGTCTTAAGTATTGACTTCATATCAGTCTCATAGTTTGATACAGTAGTAAATCCAGCTCTAGCCATGTTCTCTGAACCTACATTCATTACAGTGGTAGAGTCCATGCCATAAGGTGCTCCTAGATTGGATGAATCTTTTCTAGCCTTACTAAAGTCAGAATAAGCTAAGGTACTACCGTACGTCTGATAAGCTAGTGAAGCTCCTTTCTGAGCAGACTGAGCTGAGTTTTTAAGGCTGCCGAATGCTGAGGCTGCTGCCCTTAACAGTACTGCTGAGGTTAATAGGTTGCCAACTGCCTTAGATAGCCCATCCTTACCGCTACCAGCAACTTTTCCAATAACAGAGTCAGCACCACCAGAGTCGCTTGACGCAGCAGGTGTAGACTCAGATTGACTACTGTTACCAGACGTACCCTTGTACTTCTGAAGCTCTTTACGGATGAGCGTTAGCTCGTGTATAATTTTGTCTTCTGCTCTAGCAGAGTCACCCTCAGATGGTGAAGAACCACTGCTACTAGAAGATGAGCTGGAAGAACCTCCTTTCCCGATTCTATCCAGCTCCTTGTCTATCAACTTTATTTCTTTTCTTGCCTGACTTCCATCTAGGCTCAAGCTTACTTTTACTTCATTTCCCATTAGTCAACTTCCTCCCAATCTGATACACTATCTACTGGTAAACTTTCCTCATAATCTTCTTCATATATCTTCTGTTCTCGATTCTTGTTTGACCATTCTATAGTATCTGCATCAGGTAAGCCTTTGTCATCAGTTTCTACATGTTTACCCTGCTGGGATTCTTGCTCACTGTCAAATTCTTCCAACCATTCATCGAACTCTGGGTCGTAATAGTGGTTTTTAAGCTGTTCTAACTTCTTTGGGTCATCAGCTATAACACTTAACTCATAGAACTCCATGTCAAATGGGTTTAAGTCCTGCATCCTCTGGTCGCTTATAGGAAGATGAAACATCTTACTAAGATTCCACATTCTCCTCGCTAGAGGCATCTGTACTATTTCCAGCATTGGTATTTTGGCCATTTTCTGTTCGAAAGGATTGTACAAACTTGTACACCTCCAAGTACATGTCTTTTAAGTCAGCAATGTCATCAAGGTCTTCAAAATTCCACCAGCTTGGAACGTCAACTAGAGATACCTGAAGGTACGCAATCATGTAAGCAATATCATCAGTAAGTGTGTCTGTTGACTGAGACGGTGCTCCGTCAAGCAGTTTAGCTCTAATTGTACCTACACGTAACCTCGCAGCTACACCCATGTACTTAGCCTTAAATGTTCCAGTCTTAACTGCTCCGCTTACTGATACTGACTTCTCAAATACGTAGGTCTTAGACTCATTATCAATAATTCCAGACAAAATCTCATTTTTGTCCTGTTCCTGCTGTCTCTTAATTGACTGTCTATCAGCGTTCTTGTCTTTTTGGTTCATAGTTATCTCCTTTTCTATGATGGTTTTTAATTTATACATAAAATAATATGGTTAATAACTTAATATAGTGTCATAAAATGAAAAGACACTTAGTATCTCCTAAGAAATACTAAGTGCCGTGTATGAGTGATGCTGTATTACTTATCGCCAGTATCACAAGACAAGTACTGGAAGCTTGCGTTCTCTCCAGAGATTGCACCTACTCTGAAGTTCTCTGAGTAGTCTACACAAGTACAACCACGGTAGCATCGGATTGTCTTACCAGTAGCCTTATCAATTACCTCAATGTCAATGATATCCGTTTTAAGAATCTCTTCACCAAGTGCTGCCATTCCTACCTTAGCTAAGTCATCCTTTTTGATAAGGAATCTCTCCAGAGACACAGAACCTTCATATCTGTTATTGATGTGTTCCTGTGGCATAATAGAACCAATCTCGTAAACACCCTCTGTTCCGAACGAACGTCTGCCGTCCAGTGACTGTGCTCTTCCTACTACTGCTCCTTTAACCTTGAGCAGTACCGTATTACCACTATGTACTGACTGATTAGCCTGTGTTGCCATGTTTTATCCCTCCTTATTCTGCTGTTACTGTCTCTGAGTAGTAGTGTGCTGTAACAAGTGTGAAGTTGTTAGGCTCAGCAGGTGCTACAGAGTAGTCAACAGTTGTAACTGTTCCTGTCTTTGTAAGGTAGACATCCTTATAATCAATAATGTGACCCTTACGCTTTCTACTATCAAGGACTGAAATTACCTTATTCTTAGCAGATGTAAGGTCACTGATGCTAGTTCTCTTACCTGTAAGAAGTTCATCCAGCTCAGTTCTAATCTCCTTGTTAATAGCATCCGCAAGTGCTCCAGTAGCTCTCTCAGAGTACAAGGTGTTGCCTGTAGTTGTATCAGTTGTCAAGTCCTGAACCAGTCTAACGTAAGACTGAGATGAACCACTCTTACCAAGTACAAACTCAAAGGCTAAGCAACCTCCATCCAGCAGCTGGTCAATTTCGTTCTTCTCCAGCTTGTATTCAGGTGCACTCATTCTGTAAACGTCATGAGTAGCAGACTCTCCATCGTCTAAGAATGCTACTCTTCCAGCGTGTGCAGCTGCTAACAGATACGGCGGATACAGCTCCAACTCATTTGAGCTATTGTAGTCATAGAATCCTCCGTGTACAACCTGAATTCTGTCGGATGCTAAGTCTCTAGCTCTGGACAGTGTGTCAGATACAGTCTCTCCAATCTTACCGCCTACAATTCCTCTTCTTTCCTTACCAAGGTTTCCAGATAAAGTCTTTACGTGGCTAGCCAGCTCTGCGTGAATGGAGATGTCCTCTGTTAAAGGAACTAAGTAAGCTAAGTCAAAGTTGGACAGCTTATCAAAGTACTCAACCCAAGATGCTGGGCTAACTCCCTTAGTACCACCAGTAAGTGTAACATAATCAAAGTTTTCTACAGCACCTTTTGTCTTGTCGTATTCCACAAGCTCCACTAGCTGGGAGTTGGTCTGTAACTTAGACTTCATGTCTTCAAATACAGCCGTAACTCTGTATGCATTTGTTCCTGTAGCCTGCTTAATGTCAGCTCCCTTTACAAGGTCTAAGTCAGTTACGCTTAAGTGAGAGTTGTATGCGTTAGTAGCAGATACTACATAGTTCTCATAAGACTGAAGCTGAAGAATCAAAGCCTTCATGGACTTAAACACATTAGTGTCCAGCTTAATCTTAATGTCTTCATTAGCTGTTCCAGCAGCTGCCCCTACCTTAGTAATAAGGAACATATCCTTGCCTTCAGCTGTAATGTTAAGCTCAGCATAAGCTTGAGTTCCCTTATAGGCAATGGTAAATACGTTTCCAATGTTGTCGATTGTCTCGTAGGTACCATTAGACTGGTCATAAATCACCATCTTCTTAGTACCGCTGAGAGTACCGTTACCTACTTTAATCTGGTGTGCAGTATTCTCACCCCAGTCCTTAGACTGGAATTTCAGCTGGGCTGCGTGGTCTTTTTCTACTGTATGGGTAGCCTTAGTAGCCTTGTTAGAACGAATACAAGCAATTGTATTAGCTCCACCTAAGCTTACTCCACTCTTAGTACGGCTGACTGGATTCCAAGCCTTTTCACAAGCCTTTAACAAGTCTCCAGACTTTAACACCTTCTTAGCAGAAGTAGGCTCAGTGAAGAACTGAACGGCAGCAGGCTCACCACCTGTACACTCTCCAATAAAAGCAATTACCTTAGCACCTTCATTGTAACCCTTAGTAGCCATTAAGCTAGTGTCTACTGAGGAGTAAGCACCAGGTGTAGTTAGTAATTCTCCGTTAAAATATACACTTCTTGACATTAAAAATACCTCCTTTTAAAGTTGTCTGTTAGTATAGTTTTCAAATAGTGTTTCCCATTCATCATCAAAATGAAAGTATTGTTCTTTCAGCCAAGCCTTAAATCCAGCCTTAACTTCAGGTCTTAGGTTCTTAACTAAGGCAAACTCTTCAAGTGAAGTTCTTCTTCTTGATTTGGTGAACGAGGAGTCAGTGATATCTGCTTCAGTATCTGTATTTAATATTGGGTCTTGCTTAATAGTTTTAGTCATTTTAACCTCCTATTCTTGACCTATTCTGTACTTTTTAGATGCATATTCTTTTCCAGTAACTGAGTCGTGGTAGTGTGATGACAAAATCCAAGTCATAGATGACGGTATAGTTACATTTCCATCATCGTCAACAATGTTGTCATCAGAATCCTTGTGGTACTTGTCAGGCTCTGTGATGACCTTGGCATACTTTTCCAATTCCTTAGTCTTTTCATAATATAGATTCTCGTACATAAGGCTTATCTGGGCTGTTCTACGATATATAAACACTGGCATGTAGTCTGGTACTGGCTCTAAGTCCATACCACTCATCTTGATATTTACCCAACCTATAGATGTCATGTCTCTTCTACTGCTCCACATACACCATTTTAGTATTGTGTACATATAAGATGTTAAGTCTCCGTTATCACTCCAGCACTCAATTCTGTAGTTGCTATTCATATAGGCTGAAGATAAAAACTTAGACATGGACTTAACCACTTCTGATACTGTAGCGTTTGTTCCATCAGTAAAATCGCAGTCTGAAAAGGTCTCATAGTCATCACCTAACCCTACAGGCTCT